ATCTATCTTCGTTTCCATCATCCCAGAAAATAAGACATAGTAATAAAAGTAAAGCGAGTATACCTTCTATCCATCCTTCCATCAAAAAATCTTCACATGTTCATTTTTTATTTCCTCTATCCAACTTTTATAATATTCAACACTTGCACAAGCGTTCTCAAATATTAGTCCACCAGTCACACTGAAGTTTGCCATGATACCTATGAGTTTGTTTTCTCTGGTTAGAACTGCACCACCAGAATCACCGAACCAGATAGATGCTTTGAGTGGGAGCATGACCATGAATTGCGGGTTTGAGATGAGTCTACCGTAGTACCAAAAGGTGCCAGAGTTACTGTATCTCTTAATACCATGGCCATGCCCCACTGTAGTGAGAGGCATTCTCTTGTAAACTGAGTCATCCGGTTCGAGTAATTCTACGGGAGACTCATCCGATGCGTGTTCCAAAACTACGATTGCTATATCGTGAAATCCGTAAACGCCGGGAATATGTTCTGTGTAATAAATCACCTCCTTGATACAGATTTTATCACCGTCCGTTTCTGTCCAAACCAAATCTTCCTTTCCTTCTGGAACATGTGCAGCAGTAAGAACCAATGTTGGTTCAATTAAAACACCAGTACCAATGAGTTTATTGTTTTCTGAATAGTTAATAGAACCAACAAACTGATATGGATCAGGCCACAAATCTCTAAGAAGATATGTGAACGGACCCGGTGGTTTCGGGGTTGATTTGATAATCTTTTGTGTTTTTTGTGGTGGAGGATTGGGTTGAGTTGCAGTGCAACTTGATAAACATAATATAGACGCTAAAACATATCCAAGTTTTAGTAACATTCCATAATATATAGAGGAAAAGCGGCTGTTTTGTTCGTTTAAATTCTATATTTAATTAAAAAAACAGCCCCCCTGTCCGAAGACAAGGGGGCTGCGAAGTGTCGGGAAGTCTCTTAACGAGGCAACCCTTACATCAGAAACTAACGCTAAGTTGTGTTCTGAGTAGATACTGACCATCGGAGTCGCCTGCATTCCAACCGGAACGATAGAGATTCCATTCAGTACCAATAGCATCGAATGCATAACCAAGAGTAGTAGTCCAACGGACGTACTTATTGATGTCAACATTCGCACCAACCTCAAGGACGTTTAGATCAGAATCGGAAACACCAAGTTTACCGTGCTGATAATTAACGAAACCTGTGAGGTTATCGGTGCATTGGTATGCAACTTCGGCGTTGAAACCGTAGTTCTTACCATATCCACCCACTGCATAATCAGCAGAAACCCATGAGACTTGTGCATTTAGAGGACCGTTGCTATAACCAAAGTCAACGGTATAAGTGCCATAATCTTCGAGTTCTGACTGGTATGCGTATGCGGCTCCCAACTGGAAACCACCACCAAAGTCAACGTCACCACGGACGCTGATACCATAATCATTATCTACAATGAATACATTCTCTGTACCGAATCCATCATTGTATGAAACAGAGAGGTCCAACCAGTCAAAGTCCTTGCTGAACTGGACACCCTGTGATCGTCCTTGACCAAACGTAGTAGCGAGAATGGTGTATTCACCTTCAACATTATCCAATGGTGAATCGGTGAAGTCCTTATAGAACGCAGTGACAAACTGTCCTGCTTGGAAGTCAACACCCCAACCCAAGTCCATTGTGGTATAGGCGTCAACGAGTTCCATAGTGCCATTTGTATAGTCACTAAACTCACCACTTACATAATAACCAATCTTTCCTAGAATCTCACCCGAAACTTCGAGACGAGCATAGGGAATACTGAACTGATTATTTTCAGCGACACCACCATCGTTGTTATAACTCCAACGAGTAATGGCAAAACCACCCACGTTAACAGTGACGGGTTGTGCATCCGCCATCATCATTGTGCGTGCATCAGCATCAGCCATGACATCTTGTACCATAGCCTTTACTTCTTCGCTTCGACGAGTTTCCAACCAACTTGGTTCTTGGTTCGCATCCAATGTTGCGATCTTTGCTTCTGCTGCATCGAGACGAGCCTGTAGATCCTCATATGAAGGACCGTCAGCAAGTGCAGGTGCAGCGAATGATGCTACAACAATTGCAGCAGCAAGACCACCGTACATCATCCACTTTTTCTTTGAAATATTCATAGGATTACCTCCTTGAATCGAATAAACGACTCAGGTTCCTACTGCGTTTGTTGCAGCGTGCCAAAGAGACTGGACTGCATCTGCAACCCAAACAACACCACTCCATGCGTATGGAAGAAGTGCAAGAGTGATTAGCATACTACGGCAGATGCCAACCTTACCAAGAGTCTTTGTAACAACGTCGTTCCCACATACTGCGGGACATTCTTTAGTAGGCATATTATTTCTCCTTATAAGAAATGAAACCCTCGCCTAAAGGGATAGAGCGAAATGCTCCTCTAACAAAAATGGGCGTAATGCCCATTCTTAAAAATAAAATGTGTGTCTTATATAGTGTTCTTAAATTGTTTGTACGAAAACTAATCCTAGATTATAGTACCAAAAACAAGGGTGTCAAGATAAAATTCTATTTTTTATCGGATTGGACATGCACCACCTTCACACTCAACACCCTCTAAAAGATCTCCAGTTTTGATTGTTTTAATCTCTTTTATACGAGAAACACGTTTCTCATACTCTTCTGGAGTAATCTCTTCATATGGCGCTTGTGCAAAACCGTGATCACTATGAAGCAAGAAACTCACCGTCTTTAGGGACTTTTCATAGTTATTTTTCATCCATTCCTTGATCTCATCAAGTTCTTCTAATTTATAATAAACAGTAACCGAAACTGAATTATCCGACCACTTTGTTTGCAGTTCCTTCACCAATTCAAGTTGTTTGATTGCTGTCATATCTCTAGCAAGAATGGTACTGCCATTTATATGACATGGGAATTCTACGACAACTGTACTACGATCTTCTGTTCCATCAAAATTCTTTGCGTATTCTACGGGATAATTTGCATCTCTACAAACATCCACTAATGTGTCATCACTGGACATTCTCACCCTACGAATATAGTGACTTGAATACGCTGGATGGACACCGGGAGTGCTTCCAGAGAGCAAGGAGAGCGTCCCTGAGGGCTTCACAGTCGTTAATCTCACAGAAGTGGGGTATCCCTTCCTTGTTGACCAACTCTCGTCAAACTCACGCAGATACTCGTAACATTCTTCCAGCCATTCTACCTTATCAAGTGATTGACAGATACCAGTGACACCCACACCAATTCTCATGTTGCGATGAACAACTTCTTCTGTCTTCTTATGAATAAATGGCAAGGCGCAAATTGCTTTCTGTGTTTTATACAGAAGTTTTGCACATTCCTTCAACTCTGTTTTTGATTCAACATTGTTGAGGTAGATCTCTGAGAGGTTACAGCATTCATGTGATTCTAAAAGAATTTCTGCACATGGATTGATAATCTCACACCTGTCCTTTGATCTCTCTCCAAGTCTGCCAGTCTTCTGTGCAAGTGGTAGATTAAAGAAACCATAAGGTTCACCAGATCCATCATAACCTTTCCATACAGTATCGCTGATATGCTCATAAGAATCTGCATAGATTGTGTTGTTGGACATTGCACGCCAGTTTGGAATGTTTCCTAGATCCCACCGCTTTGCACGCAGATAGAGATAGTCATCGGGATCACCGACAGCAATTTCAGCCGAACGTCGAACATTACCTGCAACAACAACAGAACCAATGATGTTGCAAATGTCAAGAACATCAATGGATCGTAATTTCTTTCCTTCTCTTTCTTGAACGACACTAGCAATCTTTTCAATACCATCAATAAGAATACCGGGACCGGAAGCCTTTCCTCCGAAACCATGAATGTGTTCACCAGAAGAACGAACAAGAATTGTGGAATATGTAAATGATTCACCTGTATAGAACAGAGACTTCAAACACTTCTTAAGAAGTTTTACCCAACCCTCACGGGAATCAGGAACGATGTAATCTGCATCGTTTGTCTTTTCATGAGTGATCACTACACCTTCTTTGACGCGGGGAAGTTCGTGAACATCTTCCTTACGAATAGAAAATCCAACACCACCACCAAGCATCAAGTTTTCAAAGATGAAACAAAAGTCATCAATGTCACGAATGCAAACACCCCAACAATTCAAAAGGGAATTACCACCGAATCGATCAACGGTTGTTGTTCCAAGTTGCCAGAGCATTCTTCCTGCAAAATTACATTTCAAATTGAACACAAGATCATATAATTTTTGTGCTTCTGATTTCGTATAATCTGCACCGATCTTCTGTGCGCCGTTGATACATCGTGCTATAGTTTCCCACCACTCTTCGTTGTTTCCATCTTCTTTGATTCGGGAGTATGTTCGTTTATAAACAATCTCACCTAAACCATTATACCCCCAGTTGGGCTTCTTTGTTTTATATGGAGAGAGAAATTCTTCGGTGAGTAAATCACTAATGTATGTCATGATATATTCC